TAGGCAACAGCCCTCTTGCAGACTCATGCATGGACAGTGTATCAGCAGGAGCAAACGGCATTTATTGCTTGCCTGTTCAAGCTTCTACAGACGGAACTATTGAAGCTATTGAAAAAACGGGAACAGGAAAAGGGATATGTACTGCTACAGGAAACCCAAACAATTTCTACCATGTAGAAATAGAATTTATTGAAGGTGGCGGATTTAACGTAGCAACTTTTAAATATTCTATTGACGGAGGGCATAGCTTCTCGCAAGAGACAACTCTCACAGTAGGAGGTAGCTTTGTACTTCCTGAAACTGGACTTACTTTAACATTCACAGAAGACATAGACGTGCCAAACTCATACAACACAGGAGATAAAATTAGCTTTTTGACTACAGCACCACAAATGACCAACCAAGACGTTTTAAATGCTCTTAATGTAATTAAGAACTCAAGTTTTAGCTTTGAGTACATTCACGTTGTTGGAGAGTCAACTAAAGCGCTTTGGGCGGCATTGGCAGTTGAGGCGGAAAACTTCTTTAGTATGCACTTCAAGCCTATTTTCTTTGTGCTTGAGGCTAGGAACATAAACACAAATGAGGCGGCAGGAGAATATACAAGCAGTCTCATAACTGAAAGAGCGGGCATTGTTTCGAGATACATTCAAGTAGCTACAGCTAGGGCGTTGTACGCGAAGATGGATGGTTCTGTACGCGATGTAAATTGCGCTTCTATTGCGTGTGGCTTATACTCAAGAGCAAAAGTACAGCAGTCCATCGGTGAGACACGAGTTTTTGCAGTAGCAGGGATATTAGAACTTTTGCCAGCGGGAATCGAAGAGCATATTGGAGCTTTAGACGAAGCCAAGTTTCTTACTTTGAGAGAGTATGTAGGGCTTGAAGGGTTCTTTGTAACAAACGCTAGAATGATGTCGCAAGATGGTTCAGATTTCAAATACGCTGAACGAGTGAGGGTTGCAAATAAGCTTGTAAGAGAAACAAGAAAGGAAGCTCTTTTGCAAATCCAAACACAAGTGGATATGGATGATCTAGAAGGAAGTCTAGAAGCAATAGCTAAATTTATTCAAGTACCAGCTGACAAAATGGTAAGAGACAAAGAAATATCTTCAGCAAGAATTATTGTTCCTGAAGGGCAGGATATTCTTGGAACTGAAAAGTTGAATTTGAAAATTAGGTATGTACCAATTGGGCACCTTAGAGAAATCGAAATCGATATGGCGATGGAAAATCCATTGCTAAGTTAGGAGGAAGTTAAATGGCTGTAATAAATGGGAAAGCATACGATTGGGGAGACATCTCAATCAAGATACCAGGACTCGAAATTGAAGCTCAAGAGATAAGTTACGACGATGAACTTGAGAAGGAGACAGTTTATGGCAAGGGACAAAAAGCGAGAGGGTATGGCGAAGGGAATTATAAAGCATCTGCAAAGATGAGCTTGCTTAGAGATGATTTTGATGACTTAATTAGGCATTGCAAACGACAAGGAGTTGCGTTATACAAGCTTGTAATACCTAAAATAACGGTAAGCTTTGCAAGCACACATCAAAGAACTAAGATTGACGTTCTTAATCTAGTCACAATAACAAAAACAAGTCACAAGAACGCACAGGGTGATAAGTCATTAAAGATCGACCTAGACCTTTTGGTCGTAGGCGAAATTGAAAGAGATGGACTAAGTCCTATGTAGAAAATTCGCAAGATAAATGACAAATACTATTTTTAGGAGGAAGTAAAATGGAAGATAAAAGCAAAGAAAAAAGTTTGAAGGTTGAAGAACTAAAGAAGAAATATGGGAAGTTATATGAGATTAAGACAGAAATTGAGCCACGTGGCGAGTATGAAACTGTAGCAATGCTGTTCTATTTTAAAAAGCCTAAGACATCGTCATTTAATAGGTATATAAGAGACATGTCAAAAGACAGCATAAGAGCTATGAACAACTTTGTAAGAGATAACATCATAGAAGAACAACTTGAAGAAATTGAAAGTCAACTAGAGAAATATCCTGCACTTGGTTTAGGGGTAGGTGAAAAACTTCTCAGTATGTTGGGATTGCCTAAAACAACAAATTTCAAGCTGCTTTAGAAGAACAACTAGAGGCTGTTAAAAGCAACTTCGTAGAATCAGGAACGATAGAAATATACAGATACGTTCCTCTAGAGCTGCTAAAAAAAGAAATAAAAGAGATGGATATTGAAGAATTTATGAGGGCGCTTGCATATGCGAGAATTGTTCAAGAAATGGAAGAAAACACAATGGCTAGAGCTATAGCGAAGGTCTTTTCTGAAGGGGGGAGCTAGACGTGAGTTTGGAGTCAATATTTAGATTATCAGTAATAGTGAGTATGATTGATAACCTCTCTGGACCAACTGCAAGGATAAATACAGGTCTAGATCAAACTATAGGCAAACTCGAAAGGGCAAAACAGAGTTTTTCTGGCATGACAAGTGCGGGGCTTGCTATGGGATTAGTAGGAAGTCAAATTGCAACAGTTGCGCTCTCGCCTGTCAAAGCTACCTTCGAAACTAAAAAGGCTTTAGGCGAGCTAAGTTCTGTAGGCATTAAAGATTTAAAAGCACTTGAGCAAGCAGGAATTGATTTCTCAAATACGTGGGCTGGGACTACGAAGTCAGAATTCATAACAGCAGCTTATGACATTAAATCAGGGATATCAAGTCTTAGTGATACTGCGGTGGCGGAGTATACTAGGCTTGCGGCATTAACTGGGAAAGCCACCAAATCTACAGTAGGTGAAATGACCTCTTTGTTCGCAATGGGGCATGGGATACACAAGAATTTTTACTCTGAAATGACTGATATTGAATTTGGGAAGATATTCGCCGCAGGGATTTCGCAATCTACTGAGAAGTTTAGAACAACAGGAGCAGAAATGTCTGCCTCGATTAGGACTTTAGGAGCTGCTGCAACCTCGGCGCAGATTCCGTTAGAGGAACAATTGAGTGTTCTTGGTATATTGCAAGGAACTATGTCAGGCAGCGAAGCGGGAACGCAGTACAAAGCGTTTTTGCGAAGCGCTGGAAAAGCAGGAGAAGCTCTAGAGTTAGCTTTTTTAGATGCGAACAATCAAATTCGTTCTATGCCTGAAATACTAGGGGAATTAGAAGGCAAATATGGAGACACGTTTGATGCAATTGAAAGAATGGAGCTACAGGAGGCTTTTGGAACTCAAGAAGCAGTTGCGTTGATAGAAACACTGCGTGACAAAACCAATTTACTACAATCTGGAATTGTGAGTATGCATGGTTCCATGGGAGAAGGAACAGAACTAGCAACCAATATGGCTGTAGCGATGAATAAAGACCCTGGAGCTAGATATGAAATATTGAAACAGCAAATTAAGAACTTAAAAGAAATGATAGGAAATCAACTACTACCTACTTTCATGAACATGGTAAACAAAGGCCTTGACATTGTCGCGTGGCTTAGTGTCTGGATAGGAGAAAATGAAACGCTATTTAGGATGTTCATGCACTTAATACTAGCTACAGGATTAGCTCTTATAGTGTTTGGGGGGTTAAATCTAGCAATTGGTGGGATTGGTCTAATAACAGTAAAAACTATAGGGAATTTCAAAGGCTTTGCTAGAGCCATAAAAGGGATACCAGGGCTTTTAGAGAGCATGCGAATACGCTCTATGTATGCAGGGGATGCAATCAAGAATGGGTTCACAAACATAAAAAAATATTCATCTTCTGCGGCAACAGGCATTAAAAACGTGGGATCATCTATTGTTAAGATGGGTAAAACAGCAGTTATCAGTGGAGCTAGTTCTATTAAAAAAATGACTATAGGAATGTATGGAATGGGGAAGCAGGCGGTTTTAACAGGAGTTAAAGCAATGCCTGGGCTAATCGCTTCGGTGTGGTCGTTTACAGCTGCGCTCTTAGCGAATCCCATCACATGGGTTGTAATTGGAATCATTGCACTCATTGCAGCATTAGTGTTGCTTTGGCAAAATTGGGACTCGGTAGTATCGTTTTTAAGTGGCGCATGGAACGGCGCTGTGCAAGGCGCTGTTAATGGTTTTAATTGGATTAAAGAAAAAGTCACCTCTATGCCTAATGGTTTTGTGGCACTTATAGCAGCAATATTCCCGTTTATCGGAATACCAATGCTTATATTTAAGAACTGGGGCAAGATAAAGGCTTTTTTCACAGACATTTGGACTGGCATAAAGACAGGGTTTACTAGCTTCTTTACAAACTTTTTACCCGATATTTCGAATTCAGGAAAGAAGATAATGGAGACCTTGGCAAGCGGCATCAAGAAAACTATCTCCAAGCCAATTGACATGGTTAAAGGCGCGCTAGGAAGAATTAGAAAGTTACTACCTTTTAGTGATGCAAAAGAGGGTCCGTTATCTTCCTTGACACTCTCGGGAGCAAGCGTATTTGAAACAATAAATACAGGAATGATTAAGACTAAGCACTTGCCTGCTCAGACAACCAAAGAAGCATTTGAGAGCGTGGAATTAAACTACAAGGACACATTGAAAAATGATGACTTTTCAATGAAAGAAAGAAAGATTGAAAAGATTTCGCTAAAAGAAATATCCAAGGAAAAAGAAGCTTTCCACGTAGAAAAAAAGAGCAAGGAAAAAATCGAAGGCGCAAATCAATATATAACTATCAATGTTGACCTAGAAAAAATCAAAGAGATTCCATTGCTTTTAAGGCTGCTAAAAGAAATTGAGGACTATAACAACTCAAATAGTCCAGAACCAAATCCAATATAAAAAGGTGGGGTAACATGCTAATTATTGATGAGAGTACCGTTAAAGTAGGAGGTGTTATCCTTCCTGGTATATATAAGAGCTTTGAAATCAAAGGCAGTGCTAGAGTAGAAGAAATTGATATAAAAGGCAAGAAAACAAAGCCAAAGCAAGCAACAGGGTATAGTGATGCGAAGATGTATCTTGAACTTAGGCTCTTGGATGACAGTGGGAAAACAGCGTTAGAGAAGCTTGCGACAATACAAGCGCTATTCAAAAAAGCGGGGCAAAAGAAACCTATTGTACATGAGATAATAAACGAACATACAAGCGCAAGGGGAGTCACAAGAGTAATATTAAAAGATTTAAACACGAAGGAAAAAAGTGGAAAGTCTGAAATTTCAGCAACACTCGAATTTTGGGAGTACATACCTATAAAGATAACAGCAGTAAAGAGCGCTCCAGTTGAGAAAGAAGTTAAGAAAGTCATTACTAAAACAGAAATTGCTCTAAGTGACGAGTTTAGAGAGTATTTAGAAGGCAGATCATCTAAGACTGCGAAGTCTCCTGCCATTGACACTGCAAGCACAATTGACTTTAAATCAAGATTAGGGATAGTCCCATTTTAGGAGGTGTAGTTGTGAATACTAATGATTTTTTCTATCCTGAATTAAAAGTAGAGATAGGTTCTTACTCTTTTTCACAAGGAGTAGAAGTAGAAGTTCACTCAGCTGCATCTTCGTATTTTGACTGGGCGAAGATAATCTTTACAGAACAGCTTGGTGAGGAGGTCATAATTAATAAGCTAGACGAGGCAATTGTTAAGTTGGGGTACAATGGGGCATTTGAGGATGTTTTTAAGGGGTACGCAAAAGAGTCTATAAATACTTTGGGAGGTTCTCAACAGAACGAAATCATTTTAAAAGACGACATGCTCAAGCTTGAAAAGACAATCATCACAAACACCTTCATTGACGTTGCGCCTCGCGAGATGATTGAGCACGTCTTAAGAGAAGCAGATATTCAGAGTTTTAAATTGACAAACAAAACGCATCAGATAAAGAAAGTAGTTCCTGTATTCAGAATGAGTGCGATTGATGTGATTGAAGAGATACACAATCTATGGGGGATACAGGAGGCTTTCTTCTTCGCAGACAAGACTTTTTACTGGGGAGACAAGCCAAATCAAAGCACAAATTATGAGTTTGAGTATGCAGTTAATATTATAGACTTAAACTTTGAAAATGGGCTTTGGGAGCTTCAGACGGTAGCAGCTCCACTTGTAAGGCACTCTCAAGAAATAAGGGTAGTGCATCCGAAAACAACAGGAGAATTTGAAGTAACTAAAGTGATATTTTCAACTACAGGAAATGGCTTTGCAAGAAGTAAAATATATTTCAAGGGTGACGTGTGATGATAGAGACAATGATAGACGCTAAATTTAAAAGCTTGCTAGGAAGAGAGTATGCGCACTTAAGAGTTCCGAGCTTGCTTTATGCGAGGGTAACGAGGATTTCGGGAAACGAGCACGATTTGCAAATTCTTGACGAAAGTAAAGTGGCTGATGTAAGATTTCCAAGGATTTCTAATGTGAGAAGCAATAGCATTTTTGCACTTGGGGACATTGTTGTAATTGGCTTGCTTTATGGGAAGCTCAGCCGTGCATATATTATTGAGAAGGTGACCTAATGGTAGGATTTTATAACACGGATGTAAGAATAGATAGTGAGATGCAGATTGCTAAAGCGGCTAACGGCGATGCGGCTTTAGTTACAGGTTTTGAGTGTTTACAACAAGACATTAGGCATGAAGCTTTGACACAAGAAAAAGAAGTGTTTTATGATGAAGAGTATGGCTGGTCTCTTTTGGATTTTGTTCAGGCTGAAGATGATAATCTAGTAAGAATTGAATTGAAGCAAAGGATAGTTGAAAAGCTTGGCAAGCGACTAGAAGTTGATGCGGAATCAATAAAGGTTACTATGTCAAATGAGGAAGATAGGTTTTTAATACGAGTAAAGTTCAAATGTGATGGCTATGAAAAAGAACAAGAACTTAATATAGTTCTTGACAGACTCAATGTAGAGGTGGTGATCGTGAGATGATGAGTGAGAAAGTCTTAGATGGAGTTATTCCTATACCAGATCGAGATGGACTAAAAGATGAGATAATTAGCGAACTCGAAGCAGAAGGGTTCAGCATAAACAATTTCAATAGTGGTGGAATCTTTTTCACAATTATCATGATATTCATTCAGATTAGAATCGAACTTGTGAAACTTCTCAGGACGGTGTTATCAAATATGTTCGTCTCATCTGCTGATGGGATTTGGCTTGATTTCAAAGGCGCGGACTATTCAAAGAAAAGGAAAGAAGCTACAAAAACTATGGGGAATTTGACATTAAAAAGAACTGTAGCGACCACAAACTTGAAAATTGCAAAAGGAAATGTTTTTAAGACAGAAAAGGATATAAATGGAGAAGAGTTCAGGTTTGTTTCTACGGAAGACGTATTTTTAGCAAAGAATATTTTATCTACAGAAGTTTTGGTAGAAGCAGAAAGAGAAGGAATCAAATACAATCTACCATCAGGGCAAATA